GACCGCGTGGCGACTTTGCACGCGGAGCTGGCGGCGGCGCGCAAGGCGCGGGTGAGCTCGTGACGCGCACCTATCTGGGCGTCGACCCCGGGCTTCGGTCCGGCGGTGCGGCGATCATCGATGAGATGGGGCGGCCCTTGCTTCTCGCGGGGTGGTACGACGGGCGGTATCATCAGAGCATCCCAGCGGGTCGGATCTGGCTCGACCTGCCCGCGGGTCACTCGGGAGCGCGGTCGGCGCTGTCGCACTGGACGGCAAGCGGCGTCACCCGGAGCGGTGCGGCGATCGAGCAGCCCCTCACCACGGGCGTTGGTCGGCATGCGGACACGTGGCGGTCGGTCGGTCACTGGGAGCAGGCCGCGCGCGAGCGGTGCCCCGAGGTGAGGCTAGTCCCGTATCGGACGTGGGTGAGGGCGGCGGACATCGCCGGCTCGGATGGCGTCGCCGAGGTTCGGCGGCGGGTTCGAGAGATGACCGCGCACCTGGATCCGATGCTACCGGCCGGCGCCCAGTCGCGTGGCGGATGGCCATCGCAGGCGAGGGACGCGGCGAGAGAGGCGTATTTGATCGCGCGCTGGTGCGCGCTGGAAACCGGCGCGGGTGGCGTGTGATCATCACCGGCGACTGTCTCGACGCCCTGCGCGCCATGCCGTCCGAGTCGGTCGACGCGGTTGTGACCGATCCGCCCTACGGCCTTGGACGGCCACCGCCCGCGGCTGACGTGCTGCGGGCGTGGCTGGACGGCGAGACCTACCGGGCGACGGGCGGCGGCTTCATGGGAGCCTCCTGGGACGCCTTCGTCCCGGGGCCCGAGGTGTGGCGCGAGGTGGCGCGCGTGCTGAAGCCGGGCGGGCATGCCGTGATCTTCGCCGGGTCGCGCACACTCGACTGGATGGGGATGAGTGTTCGGCTGGGGGGACTGGAGATCCGCGACACGTTGGGCTGGGTGTATTGGAGTGGTTTCCCCAAGTCCATGGACGTGTCGAAGGCGATCGACGCGGCGGCGGGGGCGCAGGGCAGTCGTGGACCGATGAAGCGAGGAGGCGAGCGACTTGCCCGATTGAAAGATGGCAAGCGTGACGGAGAAGGACGCTGGGGGGACGAATCAGGCCGAGATCCGTTCACCTACTTACCCGCCACCGACGCCGCGCGCCGTTGGTCTGGGTGGGGCACCGCGCTGAAGCCCGCGATCGAGCCCGTGATCCTGGCTCGGAAGCCTTTCCAGGGGACGGTCGCCGCCAACGTGCAGCGCCACGGGACGGGGGCGATCCACATCGACGGGTGCCGGCTCGCGCCGGGGGATCTGGCGTGGCCGGGGCCGGGCGGTTCGGGTCAGTACGCAGGCGGATCCGGCAGTTGGGGAGGGGAGCAAGACGGCGCCGGGTATGGCAAGCTCTGGTCGGGCGTATCGGTGGCGTCCGACCTGGGCCGATGGCCAGCGAACCTGTATGCTTGCCCCAAGGCCCCGCGTTCCGAACGCGAGCGCGGCTGCGACGGCCTGCCGGCGCGGTCTGGTGCGGACGCGGTGCAGCGAGAGGAGGGGAGCGCCGGGATGCAGTCGCCACGGGCGGGGGCGGGGCGGAAACGGGAAGAGGTCAGAAACCATCACCCCACGGTCAAGCCGATCCGCCTCATGCGCTGGCTATGCCGACTCGTGACGCCGCCCGGCGGGCTGGTGGTCGACCCTTTCGCCGGCTCGGGATCGACGGGCGTGGCGGCCGCGCTGGAGGGGTTCGCCTTCGTGGGGTGTGAGCTGGACTCGGGGCACGTCGCGATCGCCGAGGCGCGCATCGGGCACGCGAAGACGTCGCCCGGGGAGTGGGCGGACACGGCGCCGGGCGGCAAGCGGAAGAAGGCGGCGAAGATGGCGAAGGTGCGCAAAGTCAAGGTCAAGGCGGTGTCGCATCCGACCTTGTTTGGGTGGTAGCCATGGACTGGTTCGATCAGATCAAGGGCATGCGCCTGGAGATCCTGGCGGCGCGGCTCGGCCTCGCCATGCGCGATCGGCACGTCGTCGCCTGTCTGGCGTGCGGCGCTCGGACGCGGTCGCGCTCGGACGGGCGGCCGGGTGCGGTCTTCCGGGTCGGGAGAGTCGGGTGGAAGTGCGGCCACTGCGGGGAGACGGGCGACGGCTTGCAGTTGGCGGGGTGGGCGCTTCTCGGCGAACGCCTCGAGCGTGGGTCGCGCCGCTGGGGTGAGCTCCGGGCGCGTCTTGTCGACCTCGGGATCGTCGACGACAGCGAGGGACCGGCACCCAGGGTGAGGCGCGGGCTGACCGAGGCGCAAGCGCTGCAGGCGACGGGGCGGGCGCCCGTGGCGGCGGTCGTCGACGAGGTGGAGCGCGACGCGGCGACCGTCGAGGCCGTGCGTCGTCTGTGGGATGAGTGTCGGCCGGCGTGGGAGGATGCCGATGTGTCCGCGTGGCTGCAGAGTCGCAAGGTGGACGCCGAGTATCTGTCCGCGTCACTGGTCAGGGCCCTGCCCGATGGGCCGCTACCCGGGTGGGCGACGGCGGTCGGTCGGCCCTGGTCCGAGGGGTGGCGCGCCATCCTGCCGGGGTACGACGCCCGGGGTGAGCTCGTGACGCTGCGGGCTCGGTGGATCTTCCCGAAGGTGGACCCGCCGCGGGGCCTGAAGGTCGGCGCGGTCAAGGGCGCGCCGGCGGCCGGTGCCGTGCTGGCGTGCGGCCTGGCGAGGCAGCTCCTGGCGGACGGGGTGCCGGAGTGGTGGCCCGTCGGGACGCCCTTGCGCGTCGTCGTCGTCGAGGGCGAGCCGGACTGGCTCACCTGGGTGCAGCGGGCGGGGGATAGTGACCCGACGGCGCCCGCGGTGATCGGGGTGTGGTCGGGCTCCCTCACCCGGGCGCTGGTCGACCGGATCCCGGATGGCGCGCACGTCGCCGAGGCGCTGCACGACGACGCCACGGGCCGGGCATATGCCGCGAGACTCGCCGAGCTTTCCGCGGGACGCTTTCAGATCAAGCAGATCAAGACAGAGGACACCGATGGACCAGAATGACCTACACAGGGCCGGGCGACGCCCGGTGATGCCGACCTTCGACGACGCGATCGGCATGCCGCCGGCGGACCCGGAGCCCACGATCTCGCCGCTGAATGCGTCCGACGTCGGAAACGCGGAGCGCCTGGTGCGACGCCACGGGGTGCGGCTTCGGTGGCAGGCGACCGCTGGGCGCTGGCTTCGCTGGGATGGGGTGGCGTGGCGCGATGACGAGGCGGCGGTTCGACGGTGTGCGCAGCTGCTGTCGAGCGACATTCTCACCGAGGCCGCGGGCCTCGAGGAAGATGACGAGGACGGCGCGAAGGCCCTTCGCAAGTGGGCGAGCGCGTCCGAGCAGAGCAACCGCATCACTGCGACGCTGAAGGAGGCGACCGCGATCCCGGGGGTGAGCGTCGTCGAGGAGGAGCTCGACGCGCACCCGTACCTGCTGACCCTGGAGCACGCCCCGGGCGTAGGGCTTGAGGTGGACCTTGGACGTCACCCGAGGCGACACGCCGTGCTGGGGCGGGCGAGGCCGGCCGACCGTCAGCACCTCGCGTCGAGGGCGCTCGCCGTGCGTTGGGATCCCGACGCCCAGTGTCCAGCGTGGGAGGCGTTCCTGCGCTGGGCCATGCGCGGGGATGATGAGATGGTGAGCTGGCTGCAGAGGGCGGTGGGGTACAGCCTGACCGGGGACGTCTCCGAGCACGTCTTCTTCTTCTGCTATGGCGCCTCGGGCCGCAACGGGAAGTCGACCTTCCTGGACGTCCTCGCCGCCCTGTCCGGCCCTTTTGGCATGACGATGCCCGGCACCCTGCTGTGGAAAGCGCGCGACGCAGCACACCCGGCGGACCTCGCGAGTCTGAAGGGGTGCCGGGTTGCGACGGGCAACGAGACCGGGCCGACCGCCCGATTCGACGAAGAGAAACTGAAGCTGATCACCGGCGGCGACCTCATCCCGGCGAGGCGCATGGGGGAAAACTGGATGCGCTTCCGGCCGACCCACAAGATCTGGCTCGCGGGTCAAGATCGGCCGCTCGCCACGGGCGGCGACGAAGGACTGTGGCGTCGCATGCGGTTGATCCCGTTCGACGCGACCGTGCCGGCCGGGGAAGAGGACCGCGGCCTGAAGGGGCGCCTACTCGGCGAGCTACCTGGGATCCTGCAGTGGGCGATCCGCGGTGTCGAGGCGTGGCACGCCCAGGGACTGGCGCCGCCGGCGGTCGTCCGCGACGCGGTCGCCGAGTATCGAGAGGCGTCGGACATCGTCGCCCAGTGGCTCGCCGAGTGCTGCGAACGTGACGCGCTCGGGTCGTCGAGGATGATCGATCTCTATGAGAGCTACTCTCGCTTCCGCACCACCCAGGGGTATGGGGTGAGCTCGAGCGGGGCGCTGAGTCGCGAGCTGTCGAAGAAGAACTTCACCCGGTCGCGACCGAGGGCAGACAGTGGAGAGGCGAGGCCGACAGTGATCCACGGCCTGGTGCTTCGACGCGACGCGGGTCGACAGCCGTCGCCCGGGGGGTGGGCGCACTGACGAGTCACGACAGCTCGCGACGCGGACGTCGGCGCCCATGGAGGGGCGTCGCCCGCGTCGAGGGGCGTTTCTGGATCGCGTGGATCAGGTAACTCTTGTCTGGATCAAGTAACTTTTGGAACCTGATCCACGCGAGAGTGACGGGTGAGGCGTGCCTATTCTCTTCTGGATCAGGTGGATCAGGTAATATGGCGATCATGCGCTCACACGCGCGCACGCCCGCGCACGCACGCGCACCTGCACGGGACTCCGGAACTGCCTGATCCACCTGATCCAGCAGCGAAGATCAAGGGGCGAGCGTAGGTATCGTGGGACAGGTGGGCGCGGACTGCCTGATCCAGACCCTGATCCAGCGCTCGGACCCTGATCCGGGACGCCGTTTGGGCGTCGATCGGGGGGAGCTCGACGCGGATCGGGGGGAGCTGGCGCCCTTCCCTGGGTGGTGGCTGTGCTCGCCACGGTTGCACCCGGAGTCTCGCCACACTTGCGCGGGTGACGGTGTCGGGGTACGGCTCGGGCATGAAGGCAGATATGGGCAAGGCAGGGCCAAAACGGGGCCGGGACGGCGTCGGGTGCTGAAGGCATACCGGGACACGTTTGGCGCTGTGAAAGGCTGCAGCGCGCGCTATTGCGCACGGCTAGGGGCTAGTGTGAAGTCAATTGGGGCCCCAGTCGAGGTTGCCGTTGTTTTGTTACGCGCGCACTATTTTCCCAAAACGCCGGTCTAACCGTCAATACGGAGGAGTTTTTACCTATGGCTCGACCCAAGATCGCCCGCACTGTGCGCGAATTGCGCGCCCTGCTCGACGAGGCCGACAAGCTGCAGCGCTCCGCGACCGAGGCCGGCAGCTACGTCGCCGCCGAGCGCCTGCTCCGTACGAAGCGCGACTTGCAGGCCGATCTCCGCGCCGCTGAGGAGGCCGAGCTCGCCGCGCTTGAGGCCGATCGGGCGCAGACTCCCGACGCCATGCTGGATCAGGTGATCGCGCTCGTGCCCTCGTTGCCCGATGCCTTCGTCGATCGCCTCGCCGAGGCCATCGAGCAGCGTCGTCGCCCGCGCCTCGTGCACTTCGGGCGGTGACGTGATCGACGTCGAGGCGATGCGCGCGATCCTCGCCGGGGTGCAGGCCGCCGCGGCGGACCGCGCACGCGACCCGATCGCCGCCATGCGGTGGCTGCCCCTGCAGAGGGCGTTCCTGGCCGACACCCACTGGGCGAAGCTGATCCGCGCGGGCAACCAGACGATCGGCAAGACCACGCCGGCCCTCGCCGAGGTGATCGGCCGGTGCCGCGGGCGCCATCCCCTGGGCGTCGCCGTGCCGCCTCCGCCGATCCAAGCCTACATCATCTGCGCAAGCTGGCAGCAGAGCCTTGGGATCCAGGAAAAACTGGCCGCGCTCCTGCCTTGGGGCGAGCTTGACCCGCGCACGGCTTACACAGTGGAGCAAGGCTTCGCCCCGATCAAGTCGCCAGTTGTCAAGTTTCGCAACGGGTCATTGATTCGGATCAAGACAGCGGGCCAGGATACGATCAGCTTCGCCGGCGCGTCGATTGATGTGGTCCTCTTTGACGAGCCACCGAGCTCGACCCGCCTCTTGGTCGAAGCGGCGAAGCGCCTCGAGGACCGCGGCGGCGTCCTGCTCATGAGCTTGACCCCGATCAACGCACCCGACGAGACGATCGAGCACTTGCGCTCGCTCTGCGAAGCCGGGACCATCCACGACCATTGGCGACCGCTGACCGAAGCGGAGCTCATCCCGGTCGGCACGTCGAAGCCAGTCACCACGGCGTCAGGTGTCCCCAAGGATGCAGCGTGGATCGCCAAACTCGGCGACTTGTGCGACGACTGGGAGCGGCCGATCGTGGTGGACGGCGCATGGAGGGGCGGTACCACCGATCGATACTTCAG